TGAAGTTTGGGAAGGCGTTCGCTGAGTATGTTGATCTACCTGAAGCATCCATCAGGGACATCCTCATGCTTGGCGGCAACGCTGGTTACAACTATACAAAGCACTCGGACATTGATGTTCATTTGGTCGTAGATCCGAAATACGTTCCAGATTGTGACCCTGAGTTGATTGATGATTACTACAGCGATAAGAAAATGCTGTGGTTATTGACTCACGATGTAAAAGTATATGGCGCTGAGGTAGAACCTTACGTAGAACAACCTGGCAAGAAGCGTAGAAAGAGTCAGGGTGTTTACAGTGTCCTTAAGAACAAGTGGATACAAGAACCCAAACAAATCTCTGAGAAACCTGATGAGGCAGAGATTGAAAAGAAATCAAACAATTACAAGCGTAAGATTGACACGTTAATCCGTGGAGATAACGCTGCTGGTATGAAAGCAGTTCTGAAAAGACTCAATGATATTAGAAATGAGTCTCTTGGAAGATATGGTGAGTATGGGTTTGACAACATGGTTTATAAGGAGTTGCGTAACAGTGGGTACATTGACAAAGTACGCAAGGCTTTGGTAGAATTGAAGTCCAAGAGCCTATCCTTATGATCGTAAAACTTATCGTTCTGACTACTGGACCTTGTTTAGTAAGTCAGATTGAAGAGGTCGGTGCTGATATCGGTGAACCGGATTGTAAACTGGTTAAACCAATGCTCGTAGGTGAGAACAATACACTGTCACCATGGTTGATGGATCTGACCCAGGAAAGTGAGGTCATGATCTCCTCCGATAAAATTCTAACTCTTTGCGAACCTATCGCTACTCTTAAGGAAAAGTACATCGAACTGACTAAGTAATGCGTTATTACACTAACGTTCAAATGGTCGGGAACGATTTTCTCGTTCGCGGTTATGAGAACGGTGAGTCTTTCACTTCGCGGGAACCATTTCAACCAACGTTGTTTGTTCCTAGTAAGAAGAAGACAAAGCACAAGACACTGGAAGGAAAGTATCTTCAGTCCATCCAACCAGGAACTGTACGTGACTGCCGAGAGTTCATTAAGAAGCATGAAGCGATTGAGAACTTTCCAATCTATGGCAACCGTCGATACATCTATCAGTACATCTCTGAGAAGTACCCTGAGGATGAAATTAAGTTTGACATCCGTAAGATGCACATCGCTACGATTGACATCGAGGTGCAGTCTGAGCGTGGATTCCCAACGGTAGAAGCGTGTGATGAAGAACTCCTTTGCATCACGCTAGAGAACTTTGCTACCAAACGTATCATCACGTTCGGTGTAGGACCATTCCGAAATGACGATACGGATGTTCTTTACGTTGAGTGTAAGGATGAGTACGAACTGGTAAATAAGTTTATGAACTACTGGGAGGGTAATACTCCTGAAGTTGTTACTGGTTGGAACTGTCAGTTGTATGACATTCCGTATCTGGCGAAACGTATTACGAGACTTCTCGGTGAAAAACGAGTAAAATCACTCAGTCCCTGGGGTCTAGTAACACATGAAGAGATCTACCTCAATGGCAGACCACATACGGTTTACGATATCGGTGGTATTACTGTTCTCGATTATCTGGATCTGTATAAGAAATTCACCTATAAAGCGCAGGAATCATACCGGCTTGACTATATTGGAGAGGTGGAGCTTGGACAGAAGAAACTAGACCACTCCGAGTTTGATACTTTCAAAGACTTCTACACGAACGACTGGCAGAAGTTTGTAGAGTACAACATCCAGGACGTGCGACTGGTTGACGCACTTGAGGAGAAGATGAAGCTAGTTGAACTAGCGATAACCATGGCTTATGACGCCAAGGTAAACTTTAACGATGTCTTCTATCAGGTGCGTATGTGGGACATGATCATCTATAATGATCTGAAGAAGCGAAACATCGCTATCCCACCCAAACAGGAGGAGGTTAAGAATGAGAAGTATGCTGGTGCGTACGTTAAAGAACCGATTCCGGGTGTGTATGACTGGGTTGTATCTTTTGACCTCAACTCGCTATACCCGCACCTCATTATGCAGTACAACATTTCACCTGAAACGTTGCTGGATGAGAGACACCCACAAGTCACCGTTGACAAACTTCTGGGAGAAGAAGTTGACCTATCTGATCTCAAAGATGTAACGGTCTGTCCTAATGGTGCTATGTTCACCACCAAAGAACGTGGATTCCTTCCCGTTCTGATGGACAAGATTTACAAGGAGCGTGTCATCTTTAAGAAGAAGATGATTGCTGCCAAGAAAGAGTATGAGAAGAACCCTTCTAAGAAACTGGAGAAGGAGATTGCCCGCTGTAATAACATTCAGATGGCAAAGAAGATTCAACTTAACTCTGCTTATGGTGCCATTGGTAATAACTATTTCCGGTACTACAAACTAGAAAACGCGGAAGCGATCACCATGAGTGGTCAGTTCAGTATTCGCTGGATTGAGAATCGTATGAACCGCTATCTAAACAACATTCTCAAAACGGACGAAGATTATGTGGTTGCTTCTGATACTGATTCTATCTACCTTAACATGGGTCCTTTTGTTGAAAAGGTATTCGAAGGCAGAGAGAAAACTACTGATGTCATTGTTGGGTTCCTTGATAAGATCTGTTCGGTGGAACTTGAAAAGTATATTTCTAGTTCTTATGAAGACCTCGCGACATACGTAAACGCTTACGAGCAGAAGATGTTTATGAAGCGTGAGACTATTGCTGAGCGTGGTATTTGGACTGCGAAAAAGCGATACATTCTCAACGCTTGGGACATCGAAGGAGTCCGCTTTGCCGAACCCAAACTGAAGATCATGGGTATCGAAGCGGTCAAGTCATCCACACCTGCTCCTTGTCGCACACTGATTAAGGATGTGCTGAAGGTCATTATGACACAGACTGAGGATGATGTGATTGACTTTGTGGAGCGAGCAAGAGCAGACTTCAAAAAGTTACCACCCCAAGACATTGCATTCCCACGATCTGTATCTGATGTAAATAAGTACAAGAGTAACTTGTCGATTTACAATAAGGGAACTCCGATTCATGCTCGGGGTGCTCTGTTGTTTAATCACTATATCAAAAAGAACGGACTTGATGCTAAATACAACGCTATTAATAATGGTGAAAAGATCAAGTTCTGCTATCTGAAGAAACCAAATCCAATACACGAGAACGTTATTTCATTCATCAATGAGTTTCCTATTGAGTTGGGACTAGAACCTTACATTGACTATGAACTGCAGTTCAGTAAATCCTTTGTGGAACCCGTAAGGACTATCCTAGATGCTATTGGTTGGTCACTAGAGAAAACTGCTACACTTGAATCTTTCTTCATTTAGTGCTATCATGGATCTACCTATCAACGACGACGAACTTAAACGTATCGTACATGCAATGGGTGTGGGTGGTGACGCTGCACTGTATCATAAACTTAAGACCGTACTAGAAGTGCGTCAATCAAACCCTGGTGGACCATACAAAAGAATACTACGAGAACATTACGGAATAGTTATCTGAATGGATTTTTTCGATAAGATTGCCAAAGAGGTCGGCGAAGATTATGTCACTCATATCGACAACATCAAAGAACATGAGACCTTTGTTGACACCGGTTCTTACATTTTTAATGCCCTGGTTAGTGGGAGCGTCTTTGGTGGTGTATCAGGGAACAGAATCACTGCCATCGCAGGAGAGACCTCAACCGGAAAAACTTACTTTGCTACTGCCGTAGTAAAGAACTTTATCCAGGATAATCCTACAGGTGCTGTCTTCTACTTTGATACTGAGGGTGCCATTGAGAAAGATCTCTTGGTATCCCGTGGAATCACTGGTCGCTTCTATAAAGTAGATGTTGCGACAGTTGAAGAGTTTAGACACCAGTCTTACAAGATCCTAGATAACTACATGAAGGAGCCTGAAGAGAACAGGCGTCCTATGATGTTCGTGCTTGATAGTCTGGGTATGATGTCTACCACTAAGGAGACAGAAGATACCTTGAATGATAAGCAGGTTCGAGACATGACCAAGAGTCAACTGATCAAAGGAACATTCCGCATTCTCACTTCGAAACTAGCGAAGGCAAATGTTCCGATGATCGTAACGAATCATACCTACGATGTTGTCGGTGCTTACGTTCCTACAAAAGAAATGGGTGGTGGTAGCGGTCTTAAGTACGCTGCCTCCACTATCATTCATCTTAGCAAGTCGAAAGAGAAGGATGGAAAAGAAATTATCGGAAACATTATCAAGGCTAAGACTAACAAGTCGCGTCTGAGTAGGGAGAACCAGCAAGTAGAGATCCGTCTCTTCTATGATGAGCGTGGGTTGGACAAGTACTATGGACTACCACAACTCGCTGTCAAGTATGGTATCTTTGAGAAGGCAGGTAGTTACTTGAAACTGCCCGATGGTAAGAAAGTATATGAGAAGACTATTCTTGGTGAACCCGAGAAGTATTTTACTGATGATGTAATGCAGCAACTCGATGCTGCCGCGAAACTGGAGTTTACCTATGGTGGAAGAGAGGATACCTCTGACGATTCTGAGGAACCTACTTCATGATGAAGTTTATGCTCGCAAAGTTCTTCCTTTTGTCAGGGGAGAATACTTTGATGAGCGTACTGATCGTGTAGTCTTTGAACAGATTGGAGATTACATTCGTCAGTATGACGGTCTTCCTACTAGGGAGGTTCTCCACATTGAAACAGAGAACCGCACAGATCTGACGCAAGAAGAGTACGGTCTAGTAAAGCAACTTGTAGATTGCCTAGACAAGTCTGACTCTGAGCGTGAATGGGTTGAGGACGTTACTGAGAAGTGGTGCAAAGAACGTGCCATTTACTTGGCACTGATGGAGAGCATTCAGATTGCTGATGGGCAGGATGAAAAGAAGAGTCCTGATGCCATCCCAGATATTCTGAAAGATGCTCTGGCAGTTGGATTTGACCAGCACGTTGGACACGATTACATCGATGATTACGAAGATCGCTTTGCGTATTATCACCGCAAGGAGAATAAGGTCCCCTTTGATCTTGAGATGTTCAATAAGATTACTGCGGGTGGAGTCTCTAACAAAACTCTTAATATCGCACTCGCTGGCACTGGCGTCGGTAAATCTTTATACATGTGCCATGTCGCTGCCAGTGTACTCCTCCAAGGAAAGAACGTTCTATACATCACATGCGAGATGGCAGAAGAGAAGATTGCGGAAAGGATTGACGCAAACCTTCTCAATGTTAACATCAAAGAGATCGCAGAACTACCCAAGTCTACCTTCTACAAGAAGGTCCAAGGTCTGAGTAATAAGACGACAGGCAAACTAATCATTAAGGAATATCCTACAGGTGCTGCCCATGCTGGACACTTCCGCTCCCTCCTTAGTGAACTTCACCTTAAGAAGTCATTTAAGCCTGACATTATTTTTATTGACTACCTTAATATTTGTGCTTCCTCTAGGTATAGGTCGGCGGTTAATGTCAATTCTTATAATTACATCAAGTCGATCGCTGAAGAGTTACGAGGATTGGCAGTCGAATTCGACCTCCCAATATTTTCTGCTACTCAAACCACTCGTAGTGGTTTCGCTAGCTCTGATCCTAACCTTACTGATACTTCTGAGTCCTTTGGTCTCCCTGCTACTGCTGATCTTATGTTTGCCCTTATTAGCAGTGAAGAGTTGGAACAACTTGGGCAACTTATGGTGAAGCAACTGAAGAACAGATATAACGATCCTACTTTTAACAAACGATTCGTCATCGGTATTGATCGTCCCAAGATGCGTCTGTACGATTGTGAGCAGACTGCACAGGATGACATCCTTGACAAAGGAGACGATGAGGAGTATAGTAATGAAGATTCACAATCATCCAAAGCAAAGTTCGCTGAGTTTAAATTCTAATGTCTCGTTTTGAATCATACAAAGAGTTTGTGAATGGTGTCACTTCTGACGCTTCTACAGACTTCCTCGCACTGTCTGACCGTCTGGTCGAACTGGATGAGAAAGGTGCTAACATTGAGCGTCTGCTGACTGCTGGTGTTGGTATTAATGCTGAAGGTGGTGAGTTCCTTGAAATCATTAAGAAGATGAT